GTTGACTTCTACATCACTTATGTTCTTCAACCACTCACGGTCTACGAACTCCTCGTGACCCTGTTGAAGCAGCTCTCCTTACAGCCCTGGAGAAACAAGATCCTACCAATACCGAAACCTTCTCCCAAATTTCCTACTCTGCCACCGTTATCAGCGTTCTTACAAGAACCGCTCTTCCTGGCGCTGTCACTCCACCGGGTGAAGTTGCCGCTGACTCCATCCTCGAATCCATTCGACAAGTCGTAGCCGGTTTTGACCTCGGCCTTCACGCTGTCAGTCTCGGAGCAAACCTCATAGCGATCGGATCTCAGATCTACGTAGTCGCTGTCGTTGACTGGAATTCTCTCCAAAATTCCGTCCGCGTCGCAATGATCACTGGGCTTGTCTCTTCCATCGTTGCCGCCGTCTGCTCATGTTTTGCCCTCCTCAAAGCCACCTTTGACAAAGACTACTTCGCTTCCATTCTTCTCGACTCTCTTGTCCCGAAGACTGTTTTCCAAGCTGGAGGACCTATTACCTTGTCTTCCATTCCCTTCGCCAACATCGCCAACGTCATCATCGGCGCGATTGTTGCTTGCGGAGCGAAAGCCTTTGGCAAAAGCGTTGCTGACATCGGCTCTGCCGTTCGCGGAGCTCAAGCCATCACAGGCGAAGCTACTAACGCTATCAAGATGCTCGCCGGAATGTTCAACAACGAAACTGTGCAAATTTGTGCAGACTGTGAAATTATTTTCGCAGAAAACATTCGTCTCACCGCACAACCGATTGGATCCTTCGTCGACCTCGAACATCGTTCTGAAGTCGCCAAACAAATTGAGCGCAATGCTCAAATGTCAGGAACTCTCCTTGCTCTCATGAAGAGTCCTGATACTGGAATTCAAGGACAAGCCAAACTCCTCTACCAAACGCTCACGACTCACAATTCAGCCCTAGCTTCCAAACGCACAGAGGCTGCTACCGTCGGCGCCCTGAGTAGTTCTTGTCGTCCTGAACCTGTCTTGATCAACATCTACGGAAGACCTGGACATGGAAAGACACATGCCGTCAAGAACGTCATCATTCCTTTCCTCCAGAATCGTTATGGACTTAACTCAGGAGTCGTCTCTGGCTCTGGGGATACTGATTACTTTCCCCCGATTGCCAATGAACACATTCTAGTCATTGACGAGTTCCTCGCCAAAGGAGCTAATGAACCTTGGCTTGGAAACATGAACACTCTGATTTCCAG